GCAATGTGGTTGCACAGCTTTCCGGCGCTTCCGGAAGCAGAACATCAATCTTTGCTGTGCATTGGAGCGAAGGCGAGACCGAAGTTGTAATGCCGCAGGAACAAACCGGCGACGTCGTGCAGATCGAATTGGTTGGCGGTGGCACTCTTCAGGCTCCTACCGCAAACACCACCACAAACGCGCGTCAACTTGTTTACGGAGCTAACTTCTGGACTAATGCCGCTCTGTGCGCCCCATCGAAGGCGTCCGTTGCAGCAATCACCCAAATTGATAGCTCTCACAAACCCACTGCTGGACAGATTGACTTGCTGATTGACGCGGTCAAGGGTCTTGCTGATGGCAAAACGTTCCTGTATATGAATCGCGAAGGACGCAGATACATTAAAGAGCTTAAAAACACCAAGCTAAGCATGGCTCCCGGCGATACCGGCTACAACACCGTAGTATCCGATTGGGATGGCATCCCGGTCGTTCTGGAAGAATCAATCCTCAGCACAGAAACCACTGCGCTGGACTAAAAAAAGAGGTAAACAATGGCCTATAAAAATCGTTCCTATGTCGTGGATCAAAAATTGATCCTTAGCTCCGCACAAGCCCTGCCGAACAACACAAGCGCAGATTCCACCAATGTCGTTGACTATGGCGGGAATTCTGGTGGACTTGCTAAAATCGTAGTAAAGGCAAATACCAACATCGCTGTTGCAAACACATATAAATTGACCATTGTAGCCAGCTATGGCTCCACCAGCACACCTACTGACACGCTGGACAAGGTGATCTTTACCAAAACAGCTGCGGCAGCTGGCTTTTCTTATGCTGCTGGAGACACTATTGTAGAAGAGATTATCCCGGATTCGCTCCCGGATAACTATCGTTTCCTTAAACTAACCTATACCACCACGGGCAATGAGTCTACTGAGAAAGTCGACGCCTATGTGGTGATGACCTAACACTCCCTCCTAAGCGGGGCGGTTTCCTCCTTGCCGCCCCGCACATTTAAGGATGTATAATGAAAACACTTGCAACGCTTGACACGATCTCACGCTGGGAAAAAGAGATTAATAACCTTGGCGGATATACAGAATCATGGGGCTTGATCTCTGTTTCTAATGAGTCACCGGCTACGATTTCGGTTTCTAATAATGTCGCTAAAGGGATATTTGCTCTTGCCGCGGGCGGTTTTTCTTCCGTTGCGGCAGAGAATAATCTTTTGAGTATCCCGCCGGTGCAGACTGTATCTGTCGCGCTTTACGATTCCGGAGATGCGCACATTGATACATTTGCGCTCAATGAAGGGCATGGCGTTTATCTTTTTGGCGCAAACGGTATTGAAACCGGAACGCTGTCAGACGCGTCTGCATGGACTGTGTGCCAATCTTCTCGCACATGGCAAGACAAGGTTGATCTGGCTCATGTTATTGTGGAGAACGATGTATTGACAGCGCTCTATAATCGCCTGAGCCAATACACAGATTCCGAAATTATCGATGCAATAACCAACATTGACGCGTTTGCGATTGCCGTTGATATGAAAGCGTTGGAGCTTATCTATTCGGATTTAGCGAATAGCGGCTTCAATCAATTGTATCAAACCAAAGCAACAGAATACGCGCGCCGATATGCGGCTGAACTGCGCTCCGCGATTCAGCGGATTAACATAGACATTGACGGCACAGGAGTAGAGCCTAACCGCATTGTAACGCAAGGACAGCTTTCCCGATGAGAATAGATACAATATCAGTGCCAAGAACAAATATGCGCTTTTCAGTAAGCTCTGATGCCATGAAAAAGATTGGTGATGAAGCCGTCCGCATGATGATAGACAGAACCAAGAAAGGCATCGACATTGATGGCATGCCATTCGCTCCATATTCGCCACAATACATCAAATATAAGGGCGAAGCCGGTCGCGTTACTGATCCCGTTAATCTGCAATTTAACGGCGAGATGCACCGCTCAATGCTGGTCGTGGCTACGGACAATAACGCCAATATCAGCTATGGCGATCGCCAGCGCGCATTGGTTGCGCTATATCATCAAACCGGGAACGGTCAACCGCAGCGCAAGCATTTTGGCCTTACATCGGAGCAAGCGCGGCGTATTATGGATATGCTAACGGCTGCAATTCGCAAGGCGGTGAAACGTGGTAAATAAAATAGAACCGGTTAAAGAGATTGTGCGCTCCCGGCTAATCGCCGCGGGCATCAAGCGCTGTTTGGATTATCCTGAGCAGATTGACGCTATTGGTAATTTCCTGCCAATGGCATTCTTGCGCTCCGGTAACACGCCTGTAACGCCAGTGCCAAGCGGATGTGTCCTGCTTGACTATGCGCTCACAATATACATTATCTCACAGACGGGGATTGCCAAGACAAAGCACCACGAAGACTTGATCTTTGCTTGCGCACATAGCTTGATGCAAGACCTCGACATGGGCGGGACTGCGTATTCGGTAAATCTATCTGAGCTTTACTTCAACGACTCAATTCCGTATGTCACCGACGCGCAACCGCAAAACAGCATACAAACAAGCTCAATAACATTATCAATACAAATAAAGGACTCACGACTATGAAAATGAAATCAATCAATGATAAGCCCATTTACGGCGTTTACGATGGCAAGGCGTATCTGCTGGACGGCGAGCCAAGACACTATCCAGAAGCCGTCAAAATGGCATATGCCGATATCTTAATTGACGCAGAACCTGCACCGGAAGCAGAACCTGCACCGGAAGCAGAGGAAGCAATCGAACCGGATGACAACGAATATGATGGAGGCTACTAATGGCTAATAGATTTGGAAATCAATACAGAATCGCTATTGGCAAAGAGACAAGTTACGGTAGCGGATTCACACAGATGAGCGGAACGCCTGCAGTCGGAAGCGTGGCATGGACTGATCTGCTTGTGCATTCCGGCGTAATCAATATGACGCCCACAATTAATACTGCTCAAACGACATACAAAAGCGGATTGACCGTATCGCATCCATGTGAAGAAGTGCAGACCACCTCAATGGGAACCGTTACCGTTTCTGGCGATGCAACTCTTGACATCCTCGAAAAATATATTGGCGGAGTGATGGTTGAACGTGCATTTCCACCGGGTCTTGTGTTTCCCTCAAACACAGCAGACATACCCTCTTTCGTGCTGTATCAAATTTGGGATGATGCACCCTCTGAAGCGAAATTCAAAGTTAACCGTGTCAAGGGCGCAAAATTGCAACAGCTTGTCATTACCGGCTCACAGGGCGGACTTATCCAGTTTGAGGCGACATTCGAGACGCAGACCGTAGAGCGCGAAGTTGAACAAAGCATAACTGGCACTGACCCCGGCAGAAGATGCGGAACACCGCTTCAGTTTGGCGAGGTAACTGCGGCTTTGGCGATGGGCAACAATGCTACCGCATTAGACACATTCTCCATAACGTTCACAAACGAGTTTACTGCTGATGCGTCAAAATTTGCCAATAATATGACGCTGTTCAATCCGCATATCATCAAACAAGGCGGCGAGATTAGCTACACTTGTAATTACGACAGTGCTGGAGCGGAAATTAACTTAAGCATTATTAGCGATCCAACCACGATTAATGTCGACACGATATATTTAATGTCTGGATCAAATTACTTTCAGGTTAATATTCCCAGTATCGCAACGTCGCTTGATCTGCCGGATGTTGAGCGCGATTACTTCAAACTCAATTACACCGGACGCATTATAAGTGATGGCGCAAGCAATGTGCCATCAGTAGAAATAGTAGAAATTCAAATTGCATAGGAGATAAACAATGAGCAAATTCAAAAACTGTTTTGCTACGGCGAATGATATGCGCGACTATGATATCGTCATTGACGGCGAGATCGTGGCGAAGGCGCATACTCTGACGATTCAGGATAAAGCGGAAATAGAGCGCAAGAGCATATCGAAAACGCACACATTGGAAGGCATGAAGATTGACATAAACTCAAATATGCACATGCTCTACACCGTTCTAAAGGCAATTGACTCGTGGATTATTGACGAACCGCTAAACGAAGAGAACCTTGGCAAACATCCGATGCTTCTGCAAATGTTCAATGCTGTAAGTGCGCATGAAGAGAAAGTTGCGCAAATTGTGCTTGGTAATGAAAAAAACTAATCAGATCGGTAGAGGTTTTACATCGCACGGACCCTACCGATCCATTCCGAGATAATAATATGAAAACTTCCATGTGCCGTCACTGCGAATTAGACCAAACCTGTGAAAAGCTAAAGGATTACCCTAAAATCAGTCCGCTATCCGCGTGGCTGATTAAGTGGCATTATGAAATTGAGGCAGGATTTGCGATCTATCCGCGTGGCGGCTCATGGGAAAATCAATGGCAATGGTTCATTGACGGGATATCATTAGTGCGAGCAACGGTGGCAAAAGTCCAAAAAGAACTATCCGAAAAAGAGAGTAGAAAACGTGGCAGATTATAGCGGAGAACTTAAATACAGAGTAACGGTTGACGGTGCAGAGGCTTCACAAGCAAAGCTAAACGGATTGGGCGCATCGTTCAAGAGCATCGCTTCGACCGTCGCAGCAAGTGTTGCAGCGATGGTGTCATTCCGGAACGCAATCGAGTTTGCTACCGATGCAATATCAAACTACGAGAATGCGATCCAAGCGACACGCCAGCTTGACGCGACCCTGGTGTCCACCGGCAGAGCAGCAGAATTCACATCGGAAGAACTCAGTGATATGGCTTCAGAGCTGCAAAGGCTAAGCAATTTCGGTGATGAAGATATACTGCAAGGCGTAACGCTGCAACTGCTTCGCTTTGATGCCATCGGCAGGGATATCTTTCCACGCGCACAGCAGCTTGTAATTGACCTTGCCGAATCTATGGGCGGCGTAGAAAACGCTGCAAGAACTCTTGGCATATCTTTGGCTGACCCGACTCTTGGTCTCACGCGCTTACGCAGAATAGGTGTGGCCTTTAATTCCACACAGGAAGCGCAAATCAAAAACTTTATAGAAACAGGTAGGGTAGCGGAAGCACAAGCGGTTTTGATGTCTGCGTTAGAGGAGCGTTTTGGCGGATTGGCCTTGGCGTCTGTATCTGCGACCACACAAATGAAAAACGCTTGGGGCGATTACCTTGAAGGCGTTGGATCTTCGCTATCCTTTTTTGATGGAGTCAAGCGCGGCATTACTGCAATGTTGGTCAGTGTAGCGGGGGAGCACGATGTTACATCGAAATCTGCTCAGATTGCTGCGCTGGAAACACAAAAAGCTTGGGGCGAGGCAACAATAAACATTGGCAATATTGTAGCCGATATATCTACCGGAGTTGTTGCTGTTATACATGGCGTGATCAAGGCGTTTGATTTTGCCGGGATGGCGATCCCAAAAGCGCTTAGGCTCGCTATGGATGGGGCGTATTTAGTTGTTGCGTCTTCTATGAATTCTATCGTTGACCTAATTGTCGCACCAATCGAAGGCTTGTTTAATGGTATTGATGCAGTTTATGCCAAAATAACTGGGAAATCGCTTGGTATTACCAATGCCTTTGATGCTATCCGCTTCGATGTTAACGATATAAGGGCAGACATCGCCAGCAGTGCAGACGATCTTTCTGCATTATGGAACGACGTTAAAGAGTTTTATCGCACGTGGGGAGATGTTGCCTCCGGTATCGCGACAGGAAAATTTAGCAACGTAGACGAACAAATTAAATTGCTGCACGAAGGCATTGACGCACAGCGCAAAGCGATAGAACAAGGGCTAACCGGGATTGATGTTCCTGATTTGGATTTCGGAGACAAAGGTAATCTCGGCGGTCTGGCGGAAATCGCCAAAGCAGAAACAGAAGAATTGGCTGCGGAAAAAGAACGCCAGATGGCCATGGTAGAGTCCTTTATTGATTCCGTTATCAGTCTTAATCAATCTGAAGCAGATGCCATCACTAAAAAGTATGCGGATATGCGCACAACAGCAGAAGCATATTATGCAGACGGCTTGATGTCTGAACAGGCGTTTAGCGATGCAATTACGCAAATAAACCAAGCGGAACTTGATGCCATTACAAATTTGGAAGCTAAACGTCTTGATCTGCGCATACAAACGCTTAGCAGCCTTCGCGGTTTTGAAGACGAGTTTTACTATGCCAGGATTACGCAGATTGACGCCGAAACCGAAAAGCTGCGTGAAGCAGGATTGGCAGAGATACAGATTGAGGCGTGGAAGCAGCAGCAGATAGCCGAACTTGAAGAAGATGTCCGCACAAAAAAAGAAGAATCGATGTCTGAATATGAGCGCTATGTTCTGGGCTCCAATAAGCGGATAATGGACACGCTGGAAGACTCTCTTGCCAACTCACTCGCAGACATGATTTCCGGGACAAAATCCGCGCTCGATGTGTGGAAGTCTCTCTGGGCAAACGTAGCACAAGCTATCATTGCAGAGATCAGTAAAATCATAGTCAAGGCATTGTTTGCCAATAAGCTGCTAGAAAGTCTTGGAATAGCAACGGGCAACATTGCCGCGTTTTTTCGCTCCATTCCAGGCTGGATCAGAATAGGCACCGGAGCAATTATATCCGATGATGACATAATAGGCACCGGAGGCTTCATTGGCCCCGTGAACCAAGACGATTTTGATCCGTTCACGATACCGATATGTTCCGCTATCGATAATAATGCGAACCAAACCACAAGTGCGCTTGATGAGCTGAACAACACAATCATGAATTTGAGTCTTTCACCTCGTATCGTGATTGGTCAGCCGGCTCCGGATGCGCCTACCGTAAATGTGGATGTGAATCCGATACTGAGCTTCTCTCCGGAGTTCATGCCACAGATTTCGCTAAATCCGCAGATTCAAAACTATATTGACATGCCGCAAATCGTGAATAATATAGCAATGCCTCAGATCGTGAACGATATCGATGTGCCTGCAATAAACAATAGCATTATTCCACAACAGCAATCAATTGACCTTTCCCCTCTGGCACATTTATTGGATTCAATCATGTTGGCACGGCAGGAACGCACAGACCTCCAGAGCTACAGAGTAACCGAAATGATGACAAACACAGTAATCCGGCAAGAGCGGGATAATCGTGCGTTAGATTCGCTCTCAGAGCGCATTGAGAAGCTTGCCACGGCAATAGAAAACAATAAGCCACAGATTTACACTCAGGTAATTGAAGGCGTCCCATTCCATAATGCAATTAGAAGAGCGGCGGCGGTGGCAAATGAATTATAGACTGATCTACCGCGTCCCTTATCATTTCGGTTACTCTGTTACAATATTCGACGATCTGATTGATGTTGATATTACACCCTTGAACGCGAATACTGATGATCTTTTTTCGTTCTCTGGGCGCAAATGCACCATAAAAATGCCCTATGATGATAACGCTAAATCTTTATTTTATGATAATGATAATCCAAATGCGGTTTATCCAGATTATATGCGCGGGCAGTTCGATCTGGTAGATTTAGACGATCCTGGTGATTCCATTGTGTTTCGTGGCATGGCAAAGCTTGAGTTCATTGAGATTGACGAACTGCGCTCAG